AGAATACTGCATTCATCTACAAGGTAGGAGCACTTGTTGATATTGATGATGTTAACAAAACAGGACAAGGCATAAGTATAGCAGTTAAAGACAACGCGCAAATGTCTGATATACAACAAATTGTAGCACCACCATTTGATCCTACGTTGTTACAGGTTTCGGATATTATTGGTAAAGAAATACCATTACTTGCTGGTGCTAATGAAGAATTAATGGGATCTGCGACTGATGACAAGGCAGGAATTCTTTCTATGCTTCGCCAAGGAGCTGGTCTTACGACACTTCAAGGACTTTTTGACCAATTAGATTATTCGCAGAAATTATTAGGCGAATTAAGGCTTTCTCTCTTTCAAGCAAATTTCACGCCTGGTAAAGTTAAACGTATTATCGAAGAAGAACCAACTGCGCAGTTCTATAATAAATCATTTGGAACATATGACGTTACTATTGAAGATGGTGTTAATACTGCTACGCAACGTCAAATGCAATTTGCTCAACTTATGGAACTCAGAAATGCTGGTATTGAAATTCCATCTGATGTCATACTTAACGCAGCAACACTTGAAAATAAATCAGAACTTGTTAAAGCAATCCAAGAACAAGCACAACAAACACAACAAGCACAACAAAGACAAATGGATATACAAGAAAAAGAACTTCAATCAAGAATTGAACTTAATAAATCTCAAGGTGGAGCTAATATTGGTCTTGGTATTGAGCGTGTCAGTCGCGTTAAAGAAAATGAAGCGTTTGCTACTGAGCGTAGGGCTGAAGCGCGAAAAGATTCTGCAGCTGGTATGTTAGACCTTGTTAAAGCGATTAAAGAGATTGATGATATTGATATCAATCAAGTAAAACAAATGCTTGATCTTGCTCGAATATTGAACGTACAAGGAAGAATAGACGACAAAGAAGCAGCCAAATCAACAATGGGCACTATTGCTCAAGCCTCACAGCAGTTAGATCCTGGTATGAATACACCGAGTCAGATTGGTTAGAGGTATTTTATTAAACCTGGTGATGAGAATCACCGTTTCCAAGAAAGGCCGAATATGGCAACAAAAAAGTTCTACGGCAAAACATTACAAAATTCTAGCATGCTACCAGGTGGTGGTTTTGCTGGTCTTCCAGAAAATGTTGTAATGAAGTCTTATGCAGACAAAAGCCCATCACTTGATTTCACATTAAATGATTCGTTGTCTGGACTCGATGAACAAATCTTAAAAGATTCAAACGGAATTAAAGGACAACTTGCAAAAAACAAGTATTAATTGTTTAGGGGCGGCTCACTCCGTCCCTTTTTTTAAGGAATGATATGCCAGCATCAGTAAGAAAAGATGATATTGCTAAGAAAATAGCCATCGACATCCTTGGTGAACCAACCAACAGTAAAGTATTGAAGAAGAGAAAGAAAACGCCTAAAAAAAAGGAACCAGAACAAGCTGAACAGTTCTCTCAGTTTGAAAATATTAAATAATAATGGAGATTTGGATGGATAAAGTAGTAGAAAAGAAAAATGTTAAATGTTCTATGAAGCATCGTAAAGCTAAAGTAAAAATCCCAAAATATGCTCATGGCCCCTATTTTAAAGAAAGGGTTCTTATGAAGTTTTTAAGTATTCTTAATTTATTAGTTCTTTATGTGCGAAGACTTAAAAATGTATTTCGCGATAATCGTTTGGTTAGTCAAATGAAACAAACTAATGAAAAGGATTCTGGAAAGCATGAAAAGTAAGTTCAAGGGGCAAAATAGGGATACTGTTGGTTCACTTGCACTTAAAATGCAAGAAGAAGAATTGTTAAATCCTTCACAGCATAGCGTTATCGATCAAGCTCGCGAGCAAACAAAAGATTTCGACAAAAATATACATCTCTGTATAAAAGAAAATAAGAACAAGCCAGAATTTAAAAACAAAGATTTTTATATTGTTGTACTTGTTAAAAAAGAAAAGCTTATGCAGAATGTTAATCGTGCTATGTTTTATGCTCGTCAAACATGTCCTACTCCACAATACGATCAAATATTATATAAATTCTATAAAGACGGGCGAATAGATTTCCTATGGGTTGTTCCTACTAGGGATATAGCACGATTCATGATTAATAATAAAGCATTAGTACATCCAGAAGAATATAAACTTTTACAGTACGTTATAGATTATTATGCTGGTAAACTATTAGCTAAAGCAAAAGCATTAAATGGTGAAAAGAAGAATTCAAGTTTTTTAGAGCATTAAAAGGAAGATATGGCAAAAAAAATATGGGATAATGTTCCCGAAGAACCAACCACAACTATAGATCCATCAGCTTCAAACATGTTAGATGTTACTCTTGGTAGCGCTCCCCAACCAGTAGTGGCCACCGAAGAAGTTATAGCACCTAAAGTTGAAGAAGTTGTTTCTGAAGAAGTGGTTGAAGAAGAACAAGAAGTTGCAGAAGTAGTAGATGATACTGATAGACAAAGCAGAAACTTTAAAGAAATGCGTATTGATAGAGCTAGACTAGAACGCGAGCTCGCAGAAACACGTGCTCAATTAGCACAACGTCAGCAGCCAGCTGCTCAACAGCCAGCTGCTCAACAGCCAGCTAATCAGCAAGATTCTGATAACAATACGTATGAAGATGATGATCTTATTGAGGGCAAACAGCTTAAGCGAGAAGTTGCTGCTATTAGAAAACAATTACAACAAGCAGAATACGCTCGCAAGATACAAAATGATGAAGCACGATTAAATTCTAGATATAGTGATTTTGGCAGTGTTGTTAATGCTGATACTATTGCTGTTTTGCGTGATGAAGATCCTGACTTTGCGGAATCTGTTGCAATGTCTAGCGCATCACTTTATTCACGTGGTGCTTCTACATATAAGAGAATAAAAGAGCTAGGGCTTTATGTAGAGCCATCAGTTAAGGTAGATATAAAGCGTACACAAAAAAATATTGCTAAGCCACGTTCGGTTAATTCGATTGCGCCACAACATGGTGATAGTCCATTATCTCAAGCAAATCTTTTTGCAAATGGCTTAACAGAAGATGTTAAAGAAATATTGCGACAAAAAGTTGCTGCAGCAAAATCTAAATACTAGAAATTCTATCCTGGTTGTAGCTCGGTAGTGATTTAGTACTGACTAACTATCGAGTTATAACTTATCTAAAATCTTTGCATTTATACTATATGAATATGTATACTTAAATCGGCCGTACGGAATTCGCCAATCCAAATCTGACTGAAGTGGGATTCGTCAACCCAGACTGATTAGAGACTCGTCAACTCATTGAGTTGTTGTTACATCATTTATTTGATGTGATTTTTGTTGTTTTTATATCATATGGGAAAACATATGGCAATCGTAACAACGAGTACTTTATCTGCTCCAGTCCAACAATCATTTGATGGAAGACTGCTTAGCATTAAAGCACCCAATCTAATTCATACAGTTGCTGCTTCTTCAAGAACTATGCCTGCAAACGCTGGGAAAACCCTCAGAATGCGTCGCATGGATAAATTAGCAACAGCAACCGTTCCTCTCGGAAATACGGGGGATACACCTCCAAGTTCACCTTTATCTGCAATGGACATAGATGCAACTATTGGCTTCTATGGTGCATATATTCAAATTAACGAACAAGTAACATTGCAATCAGAAGACCCTGTCTTGAACTCAGCAGTGGAATTGCTTGGAATTTGTATGCGTGAAACTGAAGATGAACTAACTCGTGAAATGTTAAATTCAACTGCGACTGTAATTAATTGTGTTGGTGGTGTCAACGGTGATTCTCCAACAGAAATTACAAAATCTGATGTTGATGTAATTGTAAGCAGTTTGCTTATGGCAGATGCTTATACTATTACTGAAGGCATTCAAGGTGAAAATCGCTTTGGAACAGCTCCAATTCGTGACGCATACATAGCAATGGCACATTCAAAAATGTCGTCAGAGCTAGAAGGCGTAGATGACTTTCTTCACAAAAATCAATATCCATCTGGCATGAATGGTCTCCCATCTGAATGGGGCGCAATTGGTAACATAAGATTCTTATTATCATCTAAAGGTTCTGTAACTGAAGCTGCTTCTATAAACGGAGAAGATGTTTATAACACCTTCATTTGTGGTAGAGAAGCTTATGCAGTTGTTGATCAAGCAGAATACACTTCACAATTTATTTACTTACCTCCTTCAATTGCTGGTGGCCCATTAGCACAAAATGCTACAGCTGGATTTAAAATGGCTACTGCACAAGCAATTTTGAATGATGAATGGGTATTAAAACTTGAAGCGACACTATCGTAAGGAATAATTATGGACGGAACAAGAATTCAACAAGGTGAATTTACATCTACTGGGATTGATATGATCATCCCATTAAGATGTGATGTTGACTGGGTTGAAGTAAGAAATCTGACTAATATTGCTGCATCTACACAATGGGCTGCAACAGAGTGGTATTGGCAGCGTGAAATGACTGCTGACGATGCAGTTCTGAAGTTTCATTCAACAGCATCTCAAATTGATTCAAGTTCAACATCAGCTATTGGTTTTAACGGAGTAACCTATAGAGGGATTTCTCTTATAGATTCTTCTGATAAAACACCTGGTGCTGCAGTTGCAATTACAGCTGGAACAAACGCAACACAACCTGTTTACAGCACAGCTGCAACAGGAAGATTAGTAGCTGGAAGTATTGTAAGAATACAAAATACAGATCAATCTAATCTTGGTGGTTTGGATTTCACTGTTGATGCAGTTACTGTTGATACAGAATTTAGACTTGCAAACACACTAGCAACAGCTCCTGGAATTGTTGCCGGAGCAGCTGGTACATGGAGACTTATTGCTCCAAGTGCAGCAGTTTATGACATGTTTAAACCAAGAAATCGTGTAATTGCAAACATAACAGCTGCATCTCCTGCTGTTGTTACTACATTAGTTGATCATCAATATACAACTGGCCAAAAAGTAAGAATGAGTGTTCCTACTGGATGCGGCATGGTTGAAATGAATGAACAATTAGTAACAGTAACATATCTAACAGCTTCGACTTTCTCTGTAGCTATTGATGCATCTGCTTTTACAGCTTTTGCGTTCCCACTTCCTGCAGCAATTCCTTTCTCACCGGCTCTTGTAACACCGGTTGGGATTGATACTGCTAGTAACACATCACTTGAAACTGCTTTTGAAAATGCTGGATTTATCGGCATGATTCTTGGCACTTCAGGTACTGCTGCTATTGCGCTTGGAAGTCCAGGCGGAACTACTGGCGATGTAATAAAGTGGCGTGCGGGCAAGTCATTTGCGACTGACGTACCTACTCTTTAGTATTATTTAGAGAGGGAGATTAAACCCTTCCTCTCTTTCTTAAAAGGATGAATATGATAGAAAAAACAAATATAAATAAAAAAGCTAAACCAAACCTTAAGTTTTTACGTGATAAAGATCGCCAAAAAGTAACTGGCATTTTTGATTACAAAGAACGACCAGGTCAAACTTTAAAGTTCAGGCTACGAATCTGGAAAGAAGATCCAGTCGAATTTTGGGAATTTGTAGATGGTCAAACATATACAATACCATTAGGTGTTGCTAAACATTTAAACAAAAATGGTATAAAAACTGCTCATAAATTTGTTGCAGATAGAAGTGGTTTACCTCGAACAAAAGTAAGTAAAAAAATAAGACGTTTTGGTTTCCAAAGTTTAGAGTTTATGGATCCAGCTGATTTTTCAACTGCAGACAGTGATCTTATTACTATCGAAAACGTTATAATTTAAGGTGTAAGCCTGCGTATAAATAGGAGTTCATATGGCAAGTCCCGATGCATCGCTTTCAAAATTAGAATCAATTAGAACTAAAATACGCAGGCTTACGCGTAGTCCTTCGTCTGCGCAAATAACTAATGCACAAATAGATGATTATATAAATACGTTTGTGCTTTATGATTTCCCTGAATATATACAAAATACGACTTTGACATTTTATACATCAGCTAATGTTGATACGTATAAAACAAACACAGTAAATGAAGATAATCCATTATATAATTTTAAGAATATTTATAATGAAATTTATTCGCCAACTTATGTTAATGGTACAAAATCATATCTAACGCTAAGTCGTAATGAATTTTATGATATGTATCCACAGACGCGATTTGCAGAGATTATTGCAACTGGAAATGCAGTATTAACTAATTTTACTGGAACATTAAATCATTCTCCAGTCTTACAAGGTTCTGTTTCTATTGATGCAATTTATGATTCTACGTCAGATCAAATGAATTTTCATGACATTCCTACTGAAAATGCAACAAGTGGTTTAATTGGACGAACTGGAAATCTTTATCTTCTTAATAATGATACAACTTCATACGGAACAATTAATTATGTTACCGGTGTGTATGATATTACATTTCCTAATGCACCAGATACGGCAACAAATATAAATGCACAATATTATTCATATCAAGCTGGAAAACCAACCACTATATTTTTTGATAACAAGCAATTTGTTTTGCGACCTGTTCCAGACAAAGTATATAAAATAGATCTCAGTGTACTTAAACGTCCAACTGCATTATTAACAGCTACGCAAACTCCTGATCTTTCACAATGGTGGCAGTATATCGCTTATGGTGCAGCTAAGAAAATATTTGAAGATCGTATGGACATGGACAGTGTACAAGCAATATTTCCAGAGTTCGAAAAACAACGTCTTAATGTTATTGAAAGAAAAATATTAAAGAATTCAGCCAAGAGAGCAGCAACTATATATCGTAGTGGCGGCAACTTATTATAAAGGAAATAAAGTAATGGCGTATAAACCAGGAATTCCACTTTCGACCGATATACCATCTCAAAGTCAAGGCGATATATCTACTAATTTTGCAGGTTTAAAGACATTTATTGAAATAGATCATGTTGCAATTGATGATGTCAAACAAGGTAAACATAATAAGGTAACGTTGCCAATATTGGCAACAGCGGATCAACCAACTACCGGTGCTAGTGAAGTAGGAATTTTTTCACGTACCTCTACAGAAACTGCTAACAAAGAATTAGTATTTTTACCAGAATCTACTGCACCTGCTGATGGAATTGAATTTACTGCAGCTCTTAAAAATGTAAATGGATGGACAAGATTACCTTCCGGTATTTTATTAAAATGGGGAACTTCAGGCGTACTTGCAATAAATGCTGGTTCTTTTTCTTTTCCTGTTGCTGGAACTGTTCCTGTATTTGCAAATGTCTATTCTGGCCAACTTACAGTTGCTCAGACCGGAAGAGATAAAACTGTAGCAATTTCAGCTATTTCAACTACTACTGTTACTACTTGGAATTCAAGTAGTTCTACAACTAGAGTACGTTATTTAGTAATTGGTGATTAAAAGGAGAGATATGGCAAGTTCATTTGATAAGTTTGTAATAGCTCCGCTTAATAGTGGTCTTACTGCAGACGCAAAACCGTGGCTTATTCCAGATGATGCATTTGAACGTTTAAACAACGCCTATGTCTTTCGTGGAATAGTAAAAAAACGTTTTGGAAGTAGATATACTGGTCATAATCCTCTTTCTGTTACTACAAAACAACTTAATTCACGTTTAAGGATTGCTTTATCTGGTATTATTACAGATGGAGCTGGAAAAGCTAATGGAAATGTTAGCACTGATGGTGGTGGAATTAAGTGGGAAATAGGCCAAATCTTTTCTATAGGAACTGAAATATTTACAGTTGTTGAAGCTGGTGTTGATAAAACAATGCTTACAAGTGGTTCTGCAACAGTAATGAAATTTGACACTACAGATGGTGATTATGCATTCGAAGATGCGCCAGCTACTAAGCAAGTTTACTTTTATCCAACACAACCAGTTATGGGTTTAGAACAATATAGAGGAACTGAAAAGGCAGTTGCATTTGATACACAATTTGTATATCAATACAGTGGATCAGCATGGGAAAAACTTGGGCCAACTGTCGCATGGAAAGGTGATAATACTAAGTTTTTTAATGCAGCTAACTGGCGGAATTTAGCTCCATCAAAAGATTATTTATTTATTAGCAACTTTAACGCTACTATCGGTGCTCCTGGTGCAAATGATGATCCAATAAAGCACTATGATGAAACAACATGGGTTGATTTTACTCCGCTTACAATCGTAGGTGGTAATAAAGTCATGACTGCAAAGTTAATCATTCCATTTAAGGATAGATTGGTATTATTAAATACAATTGAACAAAATGGTGGTGTTAATTATGCGCATAAAAATCGTTGTCGTTTTGCTAGAAACGGTAGCCCTATGGATTCTAATATTTCATGGTTAGAGCAAAACCAAGTTGGTTCAAAAGGTGGTGGTTGGATAGATGCTACGACAGATGAAGCAATTATTAGTGCCGAATTTATTAAAGATAGATTAATTGTTTATTTTGAGCGAAGTACATGGGAGCTAGCTCATACAGGAAACCAAGCGCAACCATTTTTATGGCAACAGTTAAATACCGAACTTGGTTCTCAAGCAATGAATTCAACAGTTTCCTTTGATAAGGTAGTCCTTACTATTGGTGAGCGTGGTATTCAAGCATGTAATGGAGCCAATGTTCAACGAGTTGATGAAAAGATTCCCGACGAAGTCTTTCAGATAAGAACAACAGATAATTCATCTGATCGAATAGCTGGGATAAGAGATTTTAGATCCGAGATGGTTTATTGGGCTTTTCCAACAATTGAAGCAAATACTTTATCGTCTACTTATCCAAATAAAGTTTTAGTTTATAACTATAAAAATGGATCATGGGCTATGAATGATGACACGTTTACAGCTTTTGGCTATTTTCAACAACCCGAAGGTAAAACTTGGGCAGATCTTAACGATTTTACATGGGCTGAATGGAATACTCCATGGGATTCTGGAACGACACAAACTGCATATAAAAAAATTATTGCTGGCAATCAGCACGGTTTTATTGTAATTATTGATTCAGATCTTTCATATAATGCTTCATCGTTACAAATAACAAACATTTCGTATGACGAAGCAACTGAGATTCCTACATTAACAA